TTGCAACATCCGAATATGTGTCGTTCGAACCCGTTGAAACATTACTATAAGACGTATTTGAGCCAGTGTCAACATCGCCGTAAGCAAAGATATCTACAGTTCCAATATTAAATGATGCTGAAAAACCAGTCAATCCAATTGTTACGTCATTTATAGAAACAGAGCCAACATTAGCATTAAATGATTGACCTGTTAATCCTAGACCTTCTTCTATTGTTAAAGAGCCAACACTAGGTGTCATGCTTAGACTTGATGGCTGAGCTATGGCACTACCTAATCCTACAATAGTTCCTTGACTAAATGTTGCTTCTACACCTGAGAGCTGAACAACATCGTTTGGTATCGTAACAGTTCCAACACTGGCGCTAAATGATACACCTGTTAGAGTAGCCTCAGTTGTTGAGGTTGCAGCTGCAGTTCCTTGTGCTGATGTGATTGATAAACCAGAAACTATTGCCGTATCGTTTGGTGCAACAGCTGTTCCTTGACTTAAAGTTGCCTCTTGACCCGTCAAACCAATAGTTAAATCATTAACTGTTACAGAACCAATAGAGCTAGTTATGGATTGACCTGTCAATCCAACCTGCATATCAACAACAGAAACAGAACCTAGTGATAAAGTAGATGATAAACTTGTTTCTATAACTAGAGGAACAAAAGCTTCTCCTTGTGAAGATGTAATTTCAAAACTTGAAGGTGTAATTATTACATCAGGAATATCAACAGCACCAATGCTGGTTGATATTGATAAACCAGTTGGAAATACTGTTGCATCTTTGAGTTCGCCCCATTCACCATCATTCCAGGCTTGAGCACCCCAACCTGTTTTAAAAGTTGTGTCCTCGTCCCAATAAGCTTGGCCCCAGGTAAACCTGCCCCATCCTGAGTTTACCGACATGGTCGGCCTCCTATGCTAATCTGATTATTGCTGAAGAAGAATCGTTTGTAGGAAATTCAATCTTAAAAGTTCCATTACTTGCAGTCTTGTCACCACCAAAAGCTATAACCGCAACAGCGTCAGTTGTGCCTGAACCACCGTTTGTTGTTGTGTTGTATATTAGTGCGCCATTTGCAGTAAAAGATGCAGATGAAAAAGTTACATCACTAAAATCTGTGAATGCAGTTGTGCTAGTTAATCCAACTCCAGTGTTAGTTAAAGTTGCACCCCCTGCAGAATAAGCAGAACCTGATGTGTTTGTAATTTCCTCTGATGTTGAATAATCCGTTGTGGCAGCACCTAAAGAAGCATCACTATCATATAATGCAATTTTAAAAGTGTGACCACCTGAAGATTCAAAACTGTGTTTACCTTGTAAAAGCTCTTGTTTAAAGCTTGAACATATTGCTGATGATATTGCCATAATTTATCTCCTACGGGTTTGGTGAGGGTATTGGTATTCTAAGAGTTCCATCAGTATAGTCATCTCTTCGTCTTCTACCAACTTGCTCACTAGCAAACTTCTGTACCTCTTGTTTATATTTATTTTCATATAAAGTCAACATATCCATTGGACCTTTTAAAAAGCCATATGCCTCTGATAAACAACAATATAAAAGCCCATTTGGAAAGTTAAGACTAATGTAATTAGTGTCATTATTTTCTAAAAGATCAGGCATTTTGTTAAAATGCACTCTAAATCTATAAGTTGTGTTTGGAACTGGAGCTACAAATATTCTTCCTGAGTTAGTATCTGCCTCACCTGTAGCACCACCAAACATAGCATAGTATTTAGGTTGACCTTGAGCAGCGGAGGTTCCTGTTACATCCTGATACTCTTGTAAATAAGTTAAATCTTTTTTTTCTAGCCATCTATTAGCTCCCGTAATAGCTGATCCATTTGTATCATAAACCTGTATACCTCTTATAAATACAGCTCCTGCAGGACAGTTTATAGATTCCTGTCCAGCAACAAAATTACCTAATTGTTGTTTTCTATCTGCATCTAAAGGCACATCTCTAAATATTCTATATTGTGCATTTAAAATTATATTTTCTAAAACAGCATCTGTTAAAACATTTGAATCTGTTTCTGTATAACTTCTTATTTGAGTTTTTAATCCTGATGCACTTAATCCAGCCATTATGCTACTATCTCCTGACAAAGAGGACAAGATTTTCTAAATCTTGTGTGTCCAGAACAATGTCCTTTTTTAACAGCATCTTCATTTTCATAAACAGAAACATCTGATTGTTTAGGTTTTAAATATAATTCTGCATGCTCATCCATATCTTCTGGACATGCACACTGTTTTATACCAAATAAATTACAAATAAAATTTTTAATTTTTTTAATCATGCCGTCACCGTTACTGGTCCCGCTGATGCAGAACCACCTCCTCCCGTCTCAGTTATACTAGATGTTGTCGCTGTTGCAAAGGTATAATTATCATCATCCACTTTTGTAATTACGTATCCTGCAGCTAAATTTATTGTTGCTGCAGCCACTCCACCAACTACATTTGCATCTCTAAACCTAACTCTATCACTTGTAGATCTACCATGATCTGGTTCATTTACAGATATTGTTGTAGATCCATTTGTTGTTGTAAATGGGTTTAAAGGTAAGATTCTAGGGACAGCAGTTTCTACTCTGTCGGGTCTTACATGTCTTAAAGATATAGAATCACCATTCATTGGTTTTGGTTCTAATTGTGGTTGCTTTGGTTCAAATTCTGACACATGTACAAATGAACCGTTCCATTCTCTAACCATTTCTTTGTATGGAAACTCCATGCCAGATCTATCTGATATTGCTTTTGCGTATTTGCCTGTTGCGTACTTTGCCATTATGATCCTGGGTAATATGCTTTTGGTGTTATGTGAGTGCTAGATGCAGAACCATCTTCTGCTAATGCTCTTGCAAACTCATCCTCGTAAACTAGTTTTGTTTGTTGAATTAAATTTGGTTGATACTTCATAGATAGATAATATGCCAATCCTGATACCATGCAAGGTACAAATCTAAATGGAACATCCGTTGCATTTGTATAATCACCTACATCTTGTATTCTTTTTATGTAATAGAAATGCATATCTTTAGATGCATTTGTAGAGTCTGGCGTTGGATAAACATGCACTCTAACTTTATCAATAAATCTTTCTACCCAATATTGATTAGGTGTTCCTTTAGATAATTTGTTTGAAAATCCTGCATACGTAGATCTATCTACTTTTGTCATAGGACTATCTGATTGTGTTGTCTGAGTTCTATTAGATCTTAACTGCGCTTCAAGGACATCGGATATTCCAAATACATTTGCTGGTGTAGAAACAGCACTTGTGCCATCATCACTAGATCTAAAAAAATCATAATCCGACTGACCTTCAATTAAATCCATATTAAGTTCATCTACTTCCCAATAGTGAATCCCTCTATTACCCCATTCTTGAAATAAGATATTTAAAGTTCTTCTAGCATTTTTTAATTGATAGCCAGCAACATTTTGCTGCCCTATACGTTCAAAAGCCTCTTCTATTATTTCATCAATAGCAAAAGTTTTGTCGAACGTTGTTGTTCCCGAAGTAGTATTAGCCATTTAAACTCCTAGCCAGTGTAGCCAATAGTAACAGATGTAGTATTTGTTATCGTAGCATGTAAAGTTGTGTCAAATCTAATACCATTTCCAGGCATAAAAATATCTAAACCTTCTGTGCCAAAATCAGCTTCAAACACTTTTGCTCCACTACCATCACTACTATTTCTTAAAATTAATTTAGAACTAGCAACTCCTTCACATTGAATGTAAGTGACTCTACATGGACCAATGGCAGTTGATCCACCAGAAATAGTTTGAACCTGTCCCGTACTTGTTATCGTAGTAAACTTCTGATCTGAACTCATATTTTCTCCTTAAAATTTAAGCATGGGGCCGAAGCCCCACACTAAATTAATTATTAACTTACTGCTGCACTAAATGGTGTAGCTAAATTTCCTGTTCCTCCTGTAAATACTTCAACTGCATATTTACCTGAAGCCAAAACAGTGCACTCAATTCTAGCGTGTGTTACACCGCCAGTTGTACTTCCATTTAAAGTTATAGTGTCAGAAGTAGATGCTGTCATAAAGCCTTCCATGTTGTCACTTGAATCTGTGTCAACAATAGTTGCCATTCCAGTCATAACGTCTGTTGCGTTTGCAACCTGAACAACTAAATCTCCTGTTTTAGTGATAGAATTTACGATTGTAAATTTAGCACCAACATTGTTTAGGTTTGTTAGATCTGCATCTGGTCCTGCTATACCTGAATCAGCATTAGCATTAGTAGCTGGTAACGTATAAGTTACCGCTCCTGCTGCATCATTGTGAATGATTTTTCCAGCGTGTGAATCCACTGTAAGTGAAATGCTAGAATCTGCATCTACAACGTTTGCTGGTCCTGTATTAATAAATCCTTTTTTAGAAATTACTGGACCTGTAAATGTAGTTTTTGCCATAATTATATCCTCCTAGTTTTCCGAACATAGTCTCTAGGCCGTCGACTATACGCGTCTATGTTCTAATTAATTGTATAGTAATTAATTTATATAGTAGATTTTAATAAAGCGCAAGAGGGCCTGTAGTGTGGATTGGATTTTTCCAACGATGTAGCTTTTTATTAAGTAGCTACTGAAACTTGAGGAGCCGCATCATCTATTTTATTTTGCAAAGTAGCTTTTCTAGCCTCTGCAAGTTTAATATGATTAAGAACTTCTCTGACTTTTCTGTCTATCTTAACCATGTTGAGAGTATATCTACCCTCTTTCAGATGCTCCTGCTCCCACTGAAGATCTAGACCCTTTTTCTGTGTGTAAAGGTCGTTCAAGTGTTGCACTATCGCCTCCATTAATAACCTCCTCGTAGGTTATTCTATTTACTCTTGGATCATGCATTTCTCCAAGAGACTCCCACTTTATATCATTTTTTCCTAATTTGTCAATGATTGCATTTTCAATGTCTAATGGAGCATCTACAGAATCTATAATAAAATCTGCATACATTTTATAAGCGCATATTTGTACTCTGAATTGTTTTAGAGGCATTTTTCCTTTCTATTTATTAATTGTGGCGGGATTGTGTCCCGCCACAAAAATTAGTTATTACGCACCTTCTACGCCGAAGATACCTCTAGGGTCTGATACTCCAAATGAGTATCTTTCTCTAGCTTTGTATCTTACGTTTCCAGTATCGAAATCACCTTCCATTGC